TGTGTCGTTAAGGAAGTCGATTGTTACAGTCGATGCTTCCAAGCCCTTAACGAACTTGTGTGAAGAATCGCCCATTGCAGTAACTTCTAGCTCATCGAATGTGCGGTTTAGTGTAATGCTTGTTACATGGTCAGAAAGATCAACTGTGTTAATCTTCACGCCGACCTTGTTATTTAGAAATACAGCCATGAGATTATTCCTCGTCTTTCTTGGTAGATGCTGGCTTAGGTGTTGCTGGTGCTACCTGCCCGATTTTCTTCAGGAAGGCTTCGTTCTCTTTTTCCCACTCGGACATTTTAGCTCCAACTCGTAAGGATATTGACGGACATCTCGCAGCTCAGTAGATCACCACTTGCAGCGTTGAGAATACTTGGTGCGCTTATTGCGCTTACATTATAGACGAGAGATGATGCTGCGAGCTTAGCGAACACGCTACAAACAGTATCTTCGATCCCGTTAAGGTTTCCTTCATTGTCAAACAATGGCACAGTCATGACGATTTTGAAGTTAGCCATCGGGCTAATTGTAATGTGCTGATTGTTGCTAGGTGTTAAGTAAGGATCATCTGGAGACACGATCACAGAGTTAGCAAGGACTGTTGCAGGTGGAAAGGCAAAGGTTTGCCACTTAGCGTTATCTACTAGAGCAGTCGCTAATGTAGTCCTGAGAGTAGTGATAGCAACAGGCATTATCCCACCATCGAGCGTGGGTCTAGTGCATGTGCGATCAATCCTCGCACCTTAGCGAGAAGCTGTGCGCTCATTCGGTAAGGGCTTGGCTGGAAATCTACAGCGTTACTGCCTGAAAGGGTGGCTGTACGCGCTTGCCAGATCTCAACAGATATCATAAGAGCTGCCTGCTGAATTGCTTTATCTTCTGCCCAGTCCTGATACTCAGTAGCTTTGACAGTAGCAAAAGGATTAAAAGGGTGTAGAGGTGTATCTGAAACATGATTAGTCGTAATGTTAATGCTGTTACCTGATACGGCTGTAATAGACTTACTGCCGTTAAAGTGTGATCCTGCGCCTGTAATTACTACAGTCTGACCAACATAGTAAATGCCTTCAACTGATTCTGTAAAGTAAAGAGTGCCAACTGTGCCCGTGTTTTTATGTGACACGGCAAAATTAGTGTTAGCCCATAACATAGGAAGCAGGACTGCATCTGTTGCATCACACACTTCCTGCAAGGTGGCATCTGGGTACAGCGTACCGACTCCGAGAGTGCTACGGAGTTCTGCGACTGTAGTGAGTGCCATGCCTTGTCCTTTCTAAAGACTCTAGAGGGTCAGAGGGCTACTGACCCCCTAGAGCGTACTTAGTGGGCTTACGCCTTGTTGTTCTTGAATGCGCCTGCGCCGACCTTAGTCGCGATTGCGCCAAAGCCGTAGTAACCGATTGTTACCTGTCCTGCTGCTGTTGATTCTGCACGCAAGCGGTATGTTTGTGACTCGTACCATGTGTATGCATCTGGGTTCACGATGAGGATTGTTCCATCGCCATCGCCTGCGTTTGTTGGATCTACATAGAGGTTAAGTCCTGCAACATTACCTGTTAGTGACGTTGGAGTAACTACACCGCCAGCGTTCATTGGCTGTGAAGCTGTGTAGATTGGACGGCCTGCATCGTTAAGAGACATGATGTTAGACCATTGTCCTGTTGATACGACCATGTTGCGAGCGAATGGGTTAGGTAGTCCTGCTGTTGCGCCATAGACAGAAGCTGAACCGCGAGCAACAATGCCTAGCAATTCTGCTGCTGTTGGGTATGCCGCTACTGTTGTTGCATCTAGTGATGCACCTGAGATAAGTGCTGCATTTACGGCTGCGTTTGTAGCCTTTGCGTAAGCTGCTGCCATGTTGCGGACTAGCTCATCAAAGAATGCTGGAGATGTACGATCTAGCAATTCAACAGAGAATGTCTGTTGTCCAGCGTACTTCTTAACTGATACTGATACAAAAGCTGCGTTCTGATCTGTATCTGAGAATGCTGCGCCTTCTGCTGTGTCTGCAACTGTTGGTGCTGCTGTGATCTTTGGGATCTCGAAAGTCATACCTGCATCTGGCAATACTCCGCGAGAGATTGCATCGATTGAAGGACGAATTGTTGTTGATAGTGGGTTGATGATTTCAGACAGTTGGCGTGTTGGTACTAGACCTGCGTTGTCTGTTGTGTCATCTGCTGCGCGTAGGTATTGACGAGCATCTTCGTCTCCTAGTGCTGCGCGGATTGTGTTTTCTGCATACTTAGCTGCTGTTACTTCAATGCGTGGCTTTGTGAAGTATACTGCTGAAACAGTTGGACGAGCAGCTTCAACCGCTGGAGCCTCAACTGGTGTTGCTTCGACTGCTGGTGTGGTGTTTTCCACGGCTGTCTCGCTTTCTGTTGGTTGGATTGTTTCTTCTACAGCAGATTCTTCTGCTGCAATATCAGTAACCTGAGCAGACTTAAAGGCTGGCTCTGTCACTAAACTTACTTCGACCAAACGAGCAGCGGATACATAAGTCACGCCATCCTTGATCTTTGACTTAAGGACTTCTGCCCCGATTGATAGACCGCTCTGCAATCCTTCTTCTGCAAGGATAAGAGCTTCAGTACCGCGCTGTGAGCGACTGATAGAAAATACAGCATCGATAGAATTCTCTGACTCGCTAAAGGAGACCATGCGACCTAAAGGCTTCTTTGCATCGTGCTGACTTAGCAATTTAATGGCTTTGACATCTGCGATATCGATAGATCCAGAAGCAAAGATTACTTTGCCCATATTGGTAGATCCTGCTTCGACATTGAGAGGCACGATCTTGCCTGAGACTGTGCGACTTGCTGAATCTGCTGTGAGTTCAGCTGAGAAGGTGATTACTTGGTTCATTCTAGACCTTGGCTTCCGTTAGGTGTTAGATCAGTCATCTCCATCGCCTGCTCCTGAGTAATTAGGTTAAGGGATAGAAGTTTTTCAATTACTGCTAGTTCTTGCATTGGGTCAGTACGCAGGAAGTTTTTATCGATATCAAACTTCACTACATTGCCACGAGCTGTAATGTCATCCATAGACAAACGATCTTCAATCGCAGTAATGAATGGCTGTAAAGACATGGTTAAGAATTGCTTGCGCTCATCTTGCACATTGGCATAAGTCATAGAGTTATTTTGATCTGCTGAAACATAGTAAGCAGGTACATTGCACAAACGAGCACACTCTGTAGCCAAGTTAAAGATTGCTTCCCCGTACATCATATCTTTTGGAGAGAATGAGACTGGATTATATTCTAAAGTAGATGTCAGGTATGCAGTAGCGCGATTAGTGCGAGCATTCTTCCATGAAGCAAGTAATCCCTGAACCTCTTTAGGATCTAGATCTGCTCCTGTGTTCTTGATGTAACCTGTTGCCATTGGGGTAGCTGCTGCTATCGCTGCTGCCTTCTGGACATCAATAGCTGCGCGAATTGTTGAAGTGCCTGTGTTAAGAATGCCATCACTTAATGATTGGAATGTAACGAGAGAACCAAGTCCGTCCATTGGCAATGTAGTGCCATCGACTGCATAAGATTTAACAAATGTGTTAGTGCTATCTAGTGTTGCAGTAACACGATGGTTAGCGATCCACTCAAAGCGAGATGGCCGGCCATCCTCTTGATAAGTTTCGACTACTTGCCAGAATGCTTGACCATAAAACAAAAGTGAATCGACAGTCCACGCAATAGTGACAGAGCGTGGCTGAGAATATGAAGGTTGCTCTAACCATGCAGGTGAGCCAAGTTCTTCATTGGTAGATTTTCTATAAAGCTCTAAAGGGATTGCACCGATTGTGCCTGCGAGTAAATTGCGGCATCGTGCTAACGCTGGTACAGACATTGCTTCAGTTCTGCCAACAAAGGCATACTGAAATGGCATCGCATAAGGTGAATACTCACCGAGCACTTGAGGTGCTGCTTGAGCTTGTAATTGTGGCTTAGCTTCAAGCCCTAATGACTGCAAGATTTTACCCATAGACATAAATGGTAGCACTTGTCAAGAGATTAGACAATATGCTAGGGCGTGTCTAAGTATAAATTTGTGGCTTAGGTTGAGGGATCATTAACTTACTTACTGCCATGGCAATGCCGATAGGTGCTGAGATGTCACCTGCTGACTTGCGCTTTATGATACGCCATGCGCTGTCATTGACCTTAGCAGCGCAGTTATTCATCTGCTGAATGAACTCAGCCTGCCCGTTATGCACTACTCGATGATTGACTAAGCCTTCTAGAAGATCACCGCAGGCTTTATAGAATTGCTGCCCTGAGACATCTTCCGTGATCACGCCAGAATTGGCTAAGCGATCTGCAATCGTTTGGGTTGCGTACTTGTCAAAGCAAACTAGGCGTGGCTTATAGATGTCGCACCATGCTTTTATGCTGGCAGCCATTTTTAACTCATCGATAGCAACCTGAGAGCTGTAAGTCTCTAGGATTCCAATGCCAATCCGCCCATCTGGGAGAAGTTGTCCTGCGACCAATGATCCGTTCCTGCGTGACGGACTGACATCGAAACCGAATACAGTATACGCGCCTACTGCCATCTCAAGGGTTGAATCGCTGGTTTCCTCTAGAATTCCATGCGGCCAAGGACTGCTTAGCGAGTCGATCCATTGGCAAAGAGTTTCAGTACGCGTGTTCTCAATCGGTGAAGTAGCAATCGCTTCCTCAATGGCTTCCTCTGTAATTGTGTACCCCAGAGAAGGATTAGCCATAGCCCATGCAGCACGATCAGTTATTTTGCAGTATTGAGGTGCTGAGTACTCATAGAATCCAAAAGATTTGGGTGGATAGTCGATAGCTCTTTCTCGTAGGTCGTTGAGTACAGTGCTGAAAGCGTCTCCTGCATTAGAGGTAAGAAGCGTTTGAGAGTTTGGGTGAGCTCTAGTTGTAGGAGTAGCAGCTCTAAATCCATCTTCTGTAATCTCTCGGACTTCATCGATGTAGAGCAATCCATTGACTGATCTACCGCGAGAGCCGTCTCTAGTTGCTGCGACAACATCAAGCCTTGCTCCAGATAGCATCTCAATAGACTCTGTGCCGTTGGCGTGTCTGATCTGTTTAACGAATCCTTTAAGGTGGTCATTGGTCTCCAGTAGGTGAGTTACTTGTCGGAAGGTGTCTAGTGCCATGCTTCTATTAGAGCTCATAATGAGGACATTGGTATTCCACTTTATGAGGTGAGCAAGGATTAACATACGCGCTAAGTGAGTCTTGCCGTTCTGTCTTGCTACTAATATCAGGTTTGTCTTACGAATCCACATGCCTTTTTTGTCCACAGTCAATATGTCCTTTAACACATATTCCTGCCACGGCATTAAATCCATCTTGACGATAGCGCATAGATCTTTAACATCTTGCAGCTTGTTTTCGCCCTTAAGAAGTGGACTGTGAAGCCTTGGCTTGGTTGCCCCTCGTAGGGCTTTGCGCTTTCTGGGCTTAGTTGTCATTGGTCTGGATCGGGTCGGGTCTTAAACGGACTGTCCAGCATCGGTTCGGACTGCATCGGGGAGATATTGTCGATAAAGACAGGGGGGGTCACGCTCCGTGTTAGAAAAACCCCTTCTTCGAGCGCACCCTTGCGACTATTGCATGGTGCACAGCATGCTACTAAGTTATCAAGGTCATGACCACCACCACGCTTGCGTGGAATGATGTGATCTACTTGGGTCGCTTCTCGTCCACAGTACATGCAGGTGTAGTTATCACGCTTCAGAACCCTGTCGCGTTGCTTCTTCCACTCTCTTGTCCATAATACTTCTTTACCCATAAACTCACGCTTGATCCATATCTGATAACGCATCGCATCGATGATTGGTTGATTAGCACATACATTCTCTGTTGTCTCTGGTGTTTGTATTACATGGGCTTGCATGCTACGCCCACGCTTATCATTAGTCTTTAGACTTATCCTGTGCCTATGAGCTACATTGACTACAGTACTGTACTTAAGGCCTAACACTAAGGCTATGTTCTTAGCACCTGTATTAGCGTGATTTCTAATGAACTCTACTTGTTCTTGACTAATAGCCATTAGATATCATCGTAACAGTTGCAACATACCAACCAAGCATGAACAGTAACCAGCTCTGACTCTGGTGTGTCAGTCTCGCATCTGCTGCACTTAATCGTATCTTCTTCTAATGCCATCCCTTAGCCTTCCAATGATCTAACGCTATGCATGGCTCGCCATACCTATGACCAATATAGTTAAGCCCCCATACTACCTGCTTATATCCATCTACCCTAGCAAGGTACTGGCTGCGCCCTTGGGGTATTCCATGATGAGAACCATTCTTAGCTTCTGGTCTCCAATTAGATTCCTTTGTATAGAGCTTATCTAAACACTTAAACTCTTTATAGTTATAACCTAATAGATGTAGAGCATATTCTTTATGGCTTACATATTGCATTGGTTTAGATCCACCTGCATCAGGCATGATGCATAGAGCTATCCCAATAGCTACTAGCACCCCGCGAGCTACGCCCCGAAGGGGCTCGCGGTGAGCCTTTGAGAGGCTCTGCGCCGTTAGCGTACCATTGATGTCAAATCTATTTGTAAAAGTCCTGCTCAGAGCGGTGTGTCGTTTCATAATGTCTCCTTATTGTTACCCTGTGGATAACTTCTGTGGATAACTATTTATCGGTAGAGTAAAAGCCCTTGCCCTTGAAGTGAATTGGTGCTGCTCCTATAACCTTTGTCATAGGCTCATTGCAATAGTTACATAGCACTACTGGTCGATTGTGCCATCCATGATTGATCTCTTGATTGAGATTGCATCGGGTGCATTTGTAATCGTAGGCTGGCAAGTTAAGCACTTCCTTATCATGTATGACCCACATCCAGAACATCGGTCTATGTCTGCTTCAGTAGGTTCTTTGTCTAAGTGACCATATCTTAATATGAGTAGTGGCAAGAGATCCTCTAAACGGATGATGGCGGCATACTCACGCGCATCTTCACCCTGTCCGTTAAGCCTAATCACTCCAAAGCCCAATTCCCCCGAAAGAGCTGTGCGAGCTTTTAATTGCTTTATGTACGCTAAAGGTTGAAAGCCACTTCTTGCTTTGACTTCAACATCGAACGGCACATTAACAATATCCTTGCCACTACCCCTTCCCACACATGCGCCAGTCCACCAAGTCGATAGGTACTCAGCTACTACGCGCTCTGTGCGGAAACCTCTGTGCTTCCTTGCTTGACTAGCCATTGACTGCTTTACACTTACGGCATTGCCATGTGCCTGCTGTCAATACTCCGTCTTTGATAACTGCTGGAATGATGATGTCATGAGCTTCTGTTGGTTCATTGCATAACTGGCAGTTAATGACTGTGATCATAGGAATGTCATCTAGATCAGTCCACTCGCCATCTTTGTCTATGTTATACACCTCGATGTAGCCCATTACACTCTCGCCTTCTGTGGTTGAAACTTTCCATCTGATCCAAGGTTGTACCACTTGGTAGGGCAACGATGTGCCGATGAGATTGCCGTATTGCAGAAGTAGCCACCCCACGCCTTGCCATTCTTCTCACCCTCACGCCATTGCATATGTCCATGCTCGCATGATGGTGCTTCTACTGCTTCACCTGTTCCCATGATTGCAGCTACATTCTCCATAGCCTTCTCTAATGTGACAGGTGCATCTACTACGCCCCTATATTCATTAACAGGTGTAGTCCAATAGTCCTGATCATCTGCCTTGACCTCTTGAACAGGTGGCTTAGTCTCGCGTGGCGTTACTACTTTTGTAGCAACAACCTTGCTCATCTCTTCTCTGCTTGGTCTCTTTCCTTTAGGCGCATAACCTGCATTTGCAAGTGCTCTGCCGATTGCCGAAGTCTCGCAATTCTCCAATGCTGAAGTCTGATTAACACCGCGACTAGAAACTGTCTCCTCAGCGTATCCCGTTGCCCACGCAACGCCATCGCCAGCATCCTTAAATAGATACGCCTTAACAATGTATCGACTTGCCTCGACCACTTCCAACTCAGTTGCAATACGGAACGCTGGATAATCCTTAATAAACTTCTCAAGTCTCACCTCGACTGGCTCGTAATCGGCTAAATTAAACATCTAAATCCTCTCTCACACGAATGAAATGACACAACTGCTCAATCGCGGCAAGCTGCCCTAAATTGTAGAAATCTTCTCGCCCGATTTCTTCATTTCTGTGCATACTTTCATGACAGTGTTGTCTCATAGTAAGCAGATAATCGTAGATTTCTGAGTTAGACATAGAGTTCATCCTCTTCTGTGGCTAGTTGTCCTGCAAGTGCGCCGTAGCTGCACAAATCTACCCAGTTATCAATGTGCTGGGCTGATTGATTAGTCCTTGCAAGTTTAACGAGCACCATGATCCCTGCCACTTGATAGTCATGTATCGGTGTTTGTAAGTATGCTGAGAGCAGCATTGCGGTGTGTTGCAGGTTATCCGCAGGGTGGCCGTATGAAAGCCCACGATCACGGATTGTGTCTGTGGCTGTGAGTAAGATTTCATTGGCTCTCATTCTTCGCCCTTGATACTGCGACCTCGGTGATAGCCATCGCGTACGCCTTTTTCATAACTTCTGCGCTGTACATCTATGGTAATCATAATGAAGCCTATGATCATACCTAG